CTTTGGGGATATAGGCAACCAGAAAAAAAGAAAAGAAGATGAGTGAAGGATTTAGTAAAGAAAATATTGAAGTATCAATCAATAAAGACGAGATAAATAAGATATTAAAAAAATACAAGAAAATTAAAAAGTATCAAAGGTCTCCTCTTTTTGAAGTTAAAACTATGGATGGAACCGAAACTTATGTGAGTAAATTAATTCAAGAAGCACGGGAGAACCTATGATAAATGGGCAAGCATTATTTACTTAACTTGTACGGTTGTTCGTTTGTTCTTTTAAATGATGAACGATGTCTTGTTGACTTATTAGAAAATGCAGCAGCCGCATCGGGCGCAACTGTAGTTCAAACGATTTGGAAAAAGTTTGAACCACAGGGAGTAACTGTAATGTGTTTATTATCTGAAAGTCATATAAGTATTCATACTTGGCCTGAAGAGGGGAAAGCAGCAGTGGATGTTTATACTTGTGGTGATTGCAATCCAAAGATTGGATGCGATATTATTATTCAACAACTTTATGCATCAAATCATACATTAAGTTATATTGAAAGATAATTGTATTAAAAATTACAAAATTGCTTGACTATATACGTCGGGTAGATTAGACTGCCTATACGTTCATTCCCAATGGGAACGGAAGTAAGCCGACTCGGAACGGATCGTTCATTCTCTATTCGCAAATAGAGAACGCAAAAGCCGACTGAAGGAACGCTCTTTAACTTAAACAACTAAGGAGAACCCTAATGTCACAAGTCGTATATCGTGGTGTCGCATATGACACCGAAGTTCGTCGCCAACAACAGGCACAACAACAGCAACAACCTCAAGCATACAACGAAACCTATCGTGGTGTTAAGTTTGTAAAGGAGGATCAAAAATGAACACTTACTTCGTTCGTTACCTTAAGATCAAAGCAAAGAAAGAAAATTTTCTTAAAATTGCACAATTGAATATGGCAAAGCAACCACAAGTTGCATAGTGTAAGAGGGGACTTGACTCCCCTTTTTTTATAAATATATAAAACTTATTTGTATCGAATTGGACATTTTACTGTCACTTTTAATCTGGTTACATGGGATAACCATCAAAAGTGCGGGGAATAGTTGTGCAAATTCAGATTTGGTGGGAATGTATCAGACAGGAAAGAAAGAAATCTTGATTTGTGTAGATAATATTCAGAAACATAGAATATCAAAGTCTGAAGTTGTTAAGCATGAGTTTATTCATTATGTGTATGATTTTGATAAAGTAAAAAAGACAATCATTCCAGACCCATATTTTACATTTTTAGTTAAACACTTTATGAGTGATGACGAAAAGTTGCCTGTTATTGTTTATGAAAAAGATTATTCTGTTGATGAAGAATTAGAGGCAAGATTTTTATCAAGATTACCAACCATAGTTTTATTTTTTATCTAAGCATTGACACTTCTCTTTTTTTTATGTATAATTACCTTTGTTGAGGTTGATAAAGATGAATAAAGAAAAGCTTAAACTTATTGTCAGAAATCTTGAGTCTCTTGTAGAGTGTCTTAAAACAGAGATTTACTCTGATGCGTCTTCATACAAATATGAAGAAATTGCTCCACATATAAATGATTACGACGAAGTTTTTTATGAAGATGACGATGGATACGCAGATTGATGAATTTGAGTTTATGAAACCAGAAGTTAAACTCATTAGTGTTACTCCAGATGCAGAAAAGCATATGGCATACTGTGCTCGGGTAAGTAATCCAGACAATCAACAGAATGAAAAATTTTCTGGATTACTTAAGTATTGTATTCAGCATCAGCACTGGAGCATCTTTGAGCAAGCTTCAATGAGTGTTGAGATTAATACTACAAGAGGCATTGCAGCACAAATTTTGAGGCATCGTAGTTTTACTTTTCAAGAATTTTCACAAAGATATGCTGATACTGGACTTTTAAGTAAAACCATTCCTCTCCCTGAACTTCGTAGACAAGATACTAAAAATCGTCAAAACAGTATTGATGATATTCCTGATTATTTGAAGTTGGTTTTACTTGAAGATATTCGTATTCTTTTTGAACACTCTCAGAGCATCTACAATCGTCTTCTAGATAAGGGAGTGGCAAAGGAGTGTGCAAGGTTCGTACTGCCCCTAGCAACGCCCACAAGACTCTATATGACGGGCTCTGTGCGTTCTTGGATCACATACATTGCTCTTCGTGAAAAAAATGGAACTCAAAAAGAGCATATGGATATTGCTAAACTTTGTAAAGAAATATTCTGTGAACAGTTTCCAACGACTGCAGAAGCATTGGGTGGTGTTGAAATTGAATGGAAAATTTGATGTAATGCAGTGAATACATAAATAAATGTAGTGTATTTACTACTATGAGACCAAATACTTTTACAATAGGAGAAAATTTTGATAGATGGGAAATTGTCAGTGATTCACATACAACTCAATACTTTGGAAAGAACAATCGTCCAGTTAGATGTTATCTATGTAAATGTGAATGTGGAAAAGAACAGTTAGTGAGAGGTGATTATCTGTTACAAGGTAGAAGTAAAAGTTGTGGTTGTTTGAGGGCAGATAGGGCAAGACAAGTTGGTATAAAACAAAAGACAAAAACTTCATATCACAATTTAATATATGGTGATTGTAAAAGAAGTGCTAAACATAGAAACAAGGAATGGAACTTAACAAAAGAACAACACTATGATATAATTTCTAAACCTTGTTTTTATTGTGGGAAAGAACCCGTTATTAGAGAAAGTAAAGTTGGAATTCCTTTTCCGCATTGGGGAATTGATAGGAAAGATAATACAAAAGGATATATCTATGAAAATTGTGTTTCTTGTTGCCCAACTTGTAATTCTATGAAAATGGATTTGGATTTATCATCTTTTATACAACATATAAACAAAATAATTTCAAATTATTCTTCGGAGATAAAATGAAAAGTTGGTGCATCAAAGATCATATGACTGGACATATATTCAAAATTATTTTAAGTGAAAAAGATTTTCAAAAGTTTCTTAAAGAAAATCCAGATATTGATGAATGTATTGATTGTGTAGAGTGCGATGATGCCCCATCCATCACTCTTGAATAAATATTTTTGTTGTAATTAATAACATATGGCAACATACCCCGTTTATAATAAAGTTACCGGTGAACAAAAAGAAGTGACAATGAGTGTTCACGATTGGGATCAATGGAAAAGAGATAACTCTGATTGGGATAGGGATTGGTCAGATCCTTCAACTTGCCCTTCAGCCGCTGAAGTTGGAGAGGTGTATGATAAACTTAAAAAATCTCACCCTGGATGGAATGATATTTTGCACAAAGCATCAAAAGCACCTGGATCCAAAGTAAAACCCATCTAAAAAGTAAATGGCAAGAAAAAGAAATCAACCCGCAACACCTGTTCCTTTTGGTATGAGTAATAAACAAATGAAACGGAAAAAACCAATCAATCTTGATTTAATGAAAGAGATTGAACCTTTAACTGATAATCAAGAAGAATTTTTTAGATCGTATCAATTAAATCAAAACATTGTTGGTTATGGATGTGCGGGAACAGGAAAAACTTTCATTGCACTTTATAATGCTTTGAGAGATGTTCTTGATGAAAGATCTCCTTATGAAAAAATTTATATTGTTCGTTCACTAGTTGCAACAAGAGAAATTGGTTTTCTTCCTGGAGATCATGAAGACAAATCCTCTCTTTATCAAATTCCTTATAAGAATATGGTAAAGTATATGTTTGAAATGCCATCAGATGCTGATTTTGAAATGCTCTATGGTAATCTCAAAACTCAGGGAACAATTAGTTTTTGGAGCACCTCGTTCATTCGTGGAACTACATTAGATAATTCAATTATTATTGTGGACGAATTTCAAAACTTGAATTTTCATGAACTTGATAGTATCATTACTCGTGTGGGAGAAAATAGCAGAATTATTTTTTGCGGAGACGCAACACAGTCCGACTTAGTAAAAACAAATGAAAAAAATGGCATTATTGATTTTATGAGAATTTTGAGAGTGATGCCATCATTTGATATTATTGAGTTTGATGTTAAGGACATTGTTCGTTCTGGATTAGTTAAGGAATACCTTATTGCAAAAATGGAAATTGGTTTATGAGTTTTATTCATCATAATTTTTTAGGTAATCTTGAATTGGAAAAGAAAGAAGAAAATGGCATCCGTCTCTATCATCTTCCGAACGGAAATTGGGTGCCTTCTATCACAACGGTCACTGGTAATTTTAAAAAAGAAAAAATCTTAGAATGGCGTAAAAGAGTTGGTGAAGAAAAGGCAAATCAAATCAGTCGTAAAGCATCTGCAAGAGGAACTGATTTTCACCAAGTCTGTCAAGATTATCTTGAAAACAAAGAATTAGTCTGGCAAAATTATAAACCCTTGACAAAGTTTATGTTTTTTCATGCAAAACCTTATCTTGATAAGATAAATAATATACATGCAATTGAGAGAACTCTTTACTCCGAATACTTTGGAGTTGCTGGTAGAGTAGATTGTATTGCTGAGTATGAAGGTGAACTTGCTGTTATAGACTTTAAGACTTCTGATGAAATTAAACCTGAAGAATGGATTGAAAATTACTTTGTTCAGGAAATGTTTTATGCTACGGCGTATTATGAATTAACAGAAATACCTCCAGTTAAATTAATCACTATTATGGTAACTCCAAATGGTGATGTAAAAATATTTGACAAAAGAAACAAAGGGGATTATATTAAGTTATTAATCAAATACATTAAAAAATTTGTCAAAGATAATTTTTATGAAGGATCAAATTTACAAAGCGTTTGAAGAAAAGTTTTTATGCTCAGATAAATTTTCTCAAAAAATTGAAACAATTGTAATAGAAAATGGAATTTCTTACATTGATGCAATCATTCAATTTTGCGAAGAAAATAGTGTTGAAGTTGAGACTATTCCCAAATTGCTTTCAAAACCTTTGAAAGAAAAGTTGAAGTTTGAGGCAACTCAACTTAACTTTTTAAAAAAGACAAGTAAAGCAATGTTGAAATTTTAATGACACCGTTTGATTGTTATAAAACATATCTTGCATTTAAAAATCATTTCACCAAAGACACATACGATTATCACAAGTATTGTGGTAAATCCAGGGCAACATTAGATTCCTTTTATAAAAGACGTGATAGATATTTTTTTGAGAAGACTTCAAGGCAAAGAAGTGACAAAGAAGTAGAAGATTTTTTCATTGCCAACTTTGCTTTATGTAACGATCCACAGTCTCTTTGGATTGGTGATATTATTAAGAATGGTAATAAAAATTACTTGGAGTGGCAGAAGAAAATTCAAGGTCTCAAATATCTCTTTAAGCAAGAGACTGAAAATTTATTTTCTGAACAAACTTTGAATATTGTTTTTGATTGCTCCAAAGGTCATCCAGTTCTTCTGAAAAAATTCTTGACCAATAAAATCAGTCTTGAAACTTTGGTGATTTATGACAGAATATTTTTGTTCTCAAAAGACTTTGATAAAAAACTTTTAGATCCGGTATGGCAAACTGTAAGTATGAGGATTAAAAAATATACTCCGTTTATAAATATTGATGTCTTTGAGTATAAAAGAATTGTGAAAAAAATTGTGTTTGGAAACGTATGAGTTTTTTCAATTCCGATATTGTTCAAGAAGAAGTTCGTAAACTTTCTGAGTTACAACAATCCGTTTACTCTGGAATGTTTAATTTTGCTTTAATGAATAAGGAAGATAAACTTAATCATCTTTCAACTTTAGGAAATTTAGTTGAAGCACAAAGAGTTTTATATACTCGTTTAAGTTTGTCTGATGATCCTGAAGCACAGGAAATGAAACAACGTATCATTGACCATGCAATTGGAATGGGAATGTCTCCTACTGCTGATCTCAGCACTCTTTTAGAAAATATGAAGATTCTTTTAGAAGACACTAAAAAGCAGGTTGACAAGAGTTAACTTACACGATAGAATACTATCAATCCAATTAGATCCAATTAATACGGAGAATACAAATGTCTTTTTCAGATCTTAAAAAGCAATCTAAACTTGGTTCGCTTACTGCTAAACTGGTTAAAGAGGTCGAAAAAATCAGTGCTGGTGAATCAGTTGTAGATGAAAGGTTTTGGAAACCTGAGGTAGATAAGGTTGGTAACGGTTTTGCTGTGATCCGTTTTCTTCCTGCTCCTGATGGTGAAGAACTTCCTTGGTCTAAAGTATGGAGTCACGCATTCCAAGGTCCTGGCGGTTGGTATATTGAAAATAGTCTGACTACTCTTAATCAAAAAGATCCCGTTTCGGATTACAATCGGGAACTTTGGAATAGTGGTAACGATAAAGATAAAGAAACTGTGCGTAAGCAAAAGCGCAAACTGTCTTACTATAGTAACATTTATGTTGTAAAGGATCCCGCTAATCCTCAAAATGAAGGTCGTGTCTTTCTCTATAAGTTTGGCAAAAAAATCTTTGATAAGATTATGGGTGCAATGCAACCCGAATTTGATGATGAAGAAGCAATCAATCCTTTTGACTTTTGGCAAGGTGCTAACTTCAAACTGAAGATTGTGAAAAAAGATGGTTACTGGAACTATGACAAGTCAGAGTTTGATCGTCCTTCTCCTCTTTTAGATGATGATGACGCAATGGAAGCACTTTGGAAGAAGCAATACTCTCTTACGCAATTCCTTGGTGCTGATCAGTTTAAGTCCTATGATGAACTTGAAGCACGTCTAAACTCTGTTCTAAAGAGCAAGCCTCAGTCTCGTCGTATTGATGAGGAAGTTGATGATGAAGATAATGATCGTGGCAGTTATACTCCAGATTTTTCTTCTCGTCGTTCTGAACCAGAACTTCCTATCGTAAACTCTTCTTCAAACGATGAAGATGAAGACGATGCTTTGAGTTATTTTCAGAGACTTGCTGAGGAATGATTAAAGACTGGTGATATTAATATTATCAGTTTTCTTTAAGTTTTCTGAAATATAATCAGAAGACTGCTTATAAGTAGAGATATCTTCAAGATCATCAATTGCATTTTGAAGATATCTCTCTCTTAAAATAAAAATATTTCTTTTATTGTCATTAATTTCATCTTCATAATCCGCAAAAGATATAGGCACTGCAATTTCTGAACCTGCTTTAGGAACAGTAACACCTAAGTTTTCGTCGTAATACTCCAGAGCAGCAGATCCTGCAATTGCAAGCCTATCATAAAAAGTTTTATCGACAATTAATCCCGCATTTTGGACAATTTGATCAGAAGAATTTCTAACTTCTAAAGTTTTATAATACTTAACTTGATAGAATTCCTCTTCTGATCCATATTTTTGAATAAGATAATTGTAGAATGCCTGTTGACTGAGTGGCCATTCATTATAGACATCAAGAATATTATTTATTGTTAAAATAACCCAATCGTAAAGTGGAGATCCATAAAACTTTTCGGATACTTGATCTGGTCTTTCATCGCCAATAATTGAATATTTTGTGAAAAATGATGCATTTTGAAAAATATCTGCACGAATTTTACCTCTACGAAAGAAATTCTTTGCAGTAGTTTTATCTAAACTTGAGTTACTATCTACAAGTTTAGAATGATATTCTAAGTTTGGAAGTGTTTTGAAATACATTTTAGTAACCTACGATAGTATCTTGAGAAAGTGGATTTCCATCAGAATTTTGACCTCCCACTTCTTTATCTAACTCATCATAATCATCATCAAAGATTGGGGAGATTTCTGCAAAAGTTAACGTCATATCATAAGCAACCATAGAACCGTCACCATAAGTCATATATGAACCATCTGGCATATAATTAACTGATATGTTCTGCAGAGCACATACTTTTAATACTGGTAGATATGGATGTGGATATTTTCCTTGTTGACCAGTAACTTCACCAGTTTCGCTTACGATTGGTTTTGAGTAATAAAATTTTACTTTAAACACATTTGGTGAAGAAAGAAATATTCCTCTAATTCCTCTTTTAACTGATCCACCTTGTTTCAAAGTTCTAACAATTTTTTTAATTGAATTTGCTTCTTTTTGATTTCTTGGTGTCATCTTAAAAGAAAATGTGAAACTTCTTAGAGAAGGACCTTTAAAAAGAAGTTCTGTATTTGGATTAACAATTGCACCTGTTGTGCGAGTTAAAGTGTCAACGCCGAGAATTGATTTGATAATTTCATTATTTAAAATTGTTTTAGCAGCATCTGCATTATTTCTAAGTGTATTTGCTGCTCTACCTGCTTCTGCACCAACACCTTTTAAAAAATTTCCACTATTTAAAATGCCCCCAATTGCTGTGGCACCGTAAGCTTGAAGTGGGTTTAATCCTTCATTTGTCCAGTCCACTGGATTTGCATCAATCAAATTTGCTGGTATGGGTAAAGTGATTGAGGTTAGCACTGCTTCATTTTGAGAACGTTCATCAATTCTCGGTAACCCTAATTCACTATTTTGAAGCATTCCGGAATCCGCATCACTTGCAATAAAACCTAAACCAAGATTTCTTGAAGGCACATATCTTATCATTTCAAGAACTGTGTAATCATTTCCATCATAAGTTTCTGGATATTTTAAATTTTTCTCATAGTTTGTTCTAGCTTTTTCTCCTTTACTGATTGCGTCTAAAAACTGTTTATTTTGTTCTGAACTTACTTGGGGAATACTACTTCCACCAGAACTGGAACCTACTGGTGGATTAGTTCCAGATCCATCTACATCTCCACCTCTACTTCTATCAGCTGGTGCTGCGCTTAGATTGACAGTTTTTCCATAAACATCAATTGCATCTGCCAATCCACCTTTAAAATCTTTTGACGCAGTTGTTAGAACTGAATCATCTAATCGTCGATTGAAAGGTGTTCCGGGATTTAATTGTTTAAGTAATGATTTTCTTTGTGCGGAATTTAATTCAGAACTAGTTGTTAGTTGTGAAGTCCATCCCCTGTCACCCCTATTTTTTGAGGCTACTATTTCTCGATCACCATTACCTTTTACCAAATATAAATCAACTGAACCAGTTTGGTGATTCATCACTTGCACAAAATTACGATTTATTGTTTGGTTTACAGTTCCACCTCCTCTTGTTGGAGTACTTCCTTCATATACCCAACTAAAATTAATTAGAGGGGTTTCTCTTGCTGTTGGTGCAGATTGTATAATTCTGGGAGTGCCGCGGCCCATTTATTTTTTGTTTTTAAGTATTTATTCTGAACTTTTGATAGTTTAGTGCTATCAGAGTATTTAGTTCTTCCTTATTAACTTTATGCAAATTACCAACTAACTCCGGCCAAGTATAATTGCGAGGTGATTTCCAGTGAAAGTTGTATCCTCTAAATCCCCAACGAAATATATCTGATACTACAACTAATGGATTTTGGTCATATTCAATTTCTGGAGTTTTTGGTGAATAAACAAATGTATATAATCTTCCAACATCGGGAATAATGTCTACTTCAGTAAGTATTTCCAAAATTGCAATCATACGATCATCTGCATCTGAATATGTTTTAATTCTTGAAGCATCTTTGGGAGTTATTCTATTCATATTCCAAGTTCATTTTCGGTGATGATTTTAAATTCCATCATACGATCCTTACAATATTCTCGTGCTGCTTCCCACTTGGCTTGATTTTTTGCATACTCCTTAACCTCAGCAATATACTTTTGCGTTTTTCTTTTTTGAACTTTTGGTTGATTAACCTGTCGCATTGGTTTGACTTCAATCACATACTTTTTGATTGACCCATTACTTTCCTTTACTTTTACATAAAAATCGGGGAAGTATCTATGCACACGGTTATCAAGTGGTGAACGATATGGGATCCAGAATTCTTCATTTGCCCACTCAAGAATGTTTTCGTTTGTATCGCACCATCTCATAAATCTAAGTTCCCAAAGAGATCTATAGATGATGTTGGTCGGATCACCTTTATACTTCTTGTAATTACTTGGACGAAATTTTCCTTTATAACTCATCTACATAATATATAATTCCTAAAAAATATTTATTTCCAATGGCAGGAAATATTCCTCTAAAGCAATATAAAACCTCTGAAATTATCAATAGATTTGCAAATCTTGCTCAAACCTCTCAGTATTATGTTTTAATTTCTCCGGATTCTAAAAGAGCAATTGGTGCTCTCTCTGGTGAAAC